CCAGCAGCCACGTCTCGGTGGCGGTCACTACGGGCCCGCGATGGCCAGCGGCGCGCACGCCACCGTCGGCAGGTCGGTGGCAGCCACCGGGAACCACTGGAACACCCGGTCGCTCGACCACGCCCAGTCCGCCCAGGGGCCCGTGGCCCAGGCAGGGTTCTCGAACGCCTGGCCCGTGAACTCCGGCAGGATGGCCCCGTTCTCGTGGGTGTGGCTGCCCAGCCGCAGGTTCTTGACCAGCGGGTATGCCCACCTCGCGTACGGGCTGGCGGCGTCGAGGCTGCCGGTGGCCTTGTCGGGCCGCTTGGCCCATAGCTCGACGCTGATCGGGTTCTCGGGCAGGGTGCCGAGCGGGGGGGCGCTGTAGCCGATGCGGTCGACGTCGGTGAGCGTGCCGACGATGGTGTCGCCGCCCGACAGGAACGCAGCCAGGTACGGGTCGGGGGTGGCCAGCTGGATGGTTATGTTGCCCCACCGGAAGATGTCGGGCGCCTTGTAATCGATGACCCGGTCGCCGCAGGCGTTGTCCTGCGTGATCTCGGCGCCGTCTTGGTACTCGGGCTCGAACTGCACCGACACCAGCGCGTCGGACACGTAGCCCGACGTGGTGCCGACGGTGGGGGTGCCGTCGGCGTCAAGCTTGGCCACTCGGATGACACACGCCTGCACCTGCGGCAGGCAGGGCTGCTCGGCCATCTAGGGCCTCCTGCTCGGTTGGGGGTTGGTGGGCGTGGACATGGGCTAGCCGGGGGTGCCGCTGCTGGCGGCGAAGTCGATGACCCCGCCTCGGGCTACGGGGGCGAACACGTCGGGCGGGGTCGACACCAGCCCGTCGGGGCTGCCGGGGTCCCATTCGACGGTGGCGGTGCGGCTGGCCACCACGTGCACGGTGTTGGTGCGGGGGTCGATCCACTCGGCGGCCCGCTCGGCGTCGGGTAGCTCGATCGGCCCCAGCCGCACCCGCACGGGGCCCGTCGCGATGATGGCCCCCGCCTCGGTGCCCTCGACCAGCAGCCCCGTGTCGGTGGTGTAGCCCGCGTCGGCCACGATCGGCGTGCCGATCGGCGTGACCCACCGGGCGCCGTCGAGTCGGGCCAGCCCCGCGCCGACCACGCCCGCCAGCGTGCCGGGGCTGCAGTGCAGCGTGCCGAGCGGGCCGTCGAGCATGCGGGCCAGGTAGTCCTCTAGGGCGGCCACCACCTCGGCGGCGCCGCCGAGCACCGACTGCGGGCCGTTGGTGGCGGCGGCGTTCAGCCGGTTGTAGGCCAGCCAGCGGGCCAGGGCCGCCGACTGGCGGGCCAGCAGCAGGCGGCGGGCGGGCCCCTGCCAGTCGCGGGTGCGGGCGCCCAGCGTGGTGGTGCACGGGGCCTGCGCCCACAGCTGCACCGGGTCGGCGTGCACCAGGTAGGCGTCGAGCGGGTCGTTGCTGGTGTACCACTGCAGGCACCCTTCGAGCCCCTCGGCGCCGCCCTTGCCGCCTAGCTCGGACAGGAAGTCGTAGCCGCCCTGCCAGCGCAGGGTGGGCTCGTCGACCACCGTGGCGGCGGTCAGCAGGCTGTAGCGGGGTGGCTGCACCGGGGGCGCGTCGGCCACGCCCCGGTACACGTCGGTCATCGACACCTAGCGCACCGCCTCGGTCAGGGCTTGGGGCCCGCCACCCACGCCGAGCCCGACCAGTGCGCTTGCCCTGGCGCGCCCGCGGTGGCGGTCTGCACGTACTGGCCCTGCGCCCAGGCGGTAGCCGGGCTGGCCTTGACGTCGATCGGGTCCTTGGCCACCAGCTTGGCCACCGTCGGCGGCGGCGTGGCACCGGCGGGGGTCCACGCGCCGGGCGCACCGGCGGTGGCGCCGGTGGCCAGCGCGCTGGTGTCGGGTCGGCTGTCGCCCTGCGTGGTGCCCCACCACCGCTGCCAGCTGTCGGGGTAGCCGGGCGACGCGAACGTCACCACCGACAGCACGGGGGCGGGCACGGTCACAGCTGCCATGCGGGGCTCCTATCAGGCGCAGGGGTTGACGTCGGCGGTGCCCGACACGGTGCCGTCGGGGCACAGCGCCATCGTCAACAGGATCGACTCGGGCCCCAGGAAGTGGGCCGCCTCGAACGTCTCCGAGAAGAACATCAGGTCGTTGGTGGCGGTCAGGGTGCTGTCGCGGATCAGCCCCAGGTCGAGCGTGCCGCCGTCGAGGAACAGGAACGCCCCCTCGGGGTACAGCAGCGCCTCGACCGATGCCGGGAACTTGACCAGCGCCCCCGCCGCCTGGGCCCCAAAGTGGCCGCTGGTGCTGGGGGCCTCGTAAGCCCACGTTACGTTCAGGCTACGGGCGCTGAACCAGGTGGCGATGGTGCTGTCGGCAATGACGAAGTTCGTGGCGGGGTCGCCGGGCAGGCTGCGCACCATGTCGGCCCGCATGGCGTCGCGCAGCTGCCGGTGCACCACCAGCCGCAGCCGCTCCGAGTCGTCCAGGCGCCAACGGTCGCGGTAGGCGGCCACGGCCTGGTCGAGGTAGGCCAGCACGTCGCGGCTGGTGCCGAGCAGCTGGGCGGTGGTTACCGCCGTGCTGTTGGCCTTCATGGTCTGCAGTAGGGTCGTCTCGGCTATGCGGGCGGCGGCGGTGCTGATCAGCCGCATTACCGCCTCGACCTGCTCGGGGAAGAACCGCTGCCGCAGGTTGCCCACCTTGAAACACTGCGTGATGGCCTGCACCAGCGACTCGACCTCGTCGGGGCAGTCGATGGTCAGGCAGGGCTTGGTGGGGGTGCCCGCCACCGCGGCTATGTCGTCGGCGTTGGTCCAGAACCCGATGGCGCCGGTGACGTCGGCCAGCACGGGCGACACCAGCGTGCGCACCCCGCCACGATCGGCCCCGAACCGGGTCAGGGCGGTGTCGCGCACGGGCCGCACGTTGCTGCCGACCACGGGCATGTCGTACGCCACGTTCACGGGGGCGCACATGCCGCCCGACGCCGTGATGGCGTTCGGGTGCACCACGTTGCGCACCTTGGCGGCGTTGGTCGGGGCGTGCCCGTCGAGGTAACGGGCCTCGCCGTACTCGGCCAGGGGGCCGCGGCCCGCCCGCACCAGCGGCACGTGGGCTCGGGGGCCCGCCGACGGGCCGGTGATCATGCGGTAGGCGTTGGCGAAGATGCTGGCCAGCTGGTCGTAGTCGGTGACCGGTGCGCCCGCCACCACACCGGGGGCGTTGGCCGCGGCGGTCAGCCCCCACTCGGGGAACGCCATGCTGGGCGCGGGCGGCGCTGTGCGGGCCGGGGTGGTGCCACGGGCGGCCACCCTGCCCGTGCGGGCTGGCAGGCGACCAGCGGGAGCCACAGCGGCTGCAGCGGGCAGCGGCTCGGGCTCGGCTGCGGGCTCGGGGTCGGGCTCGGCGGCCTCGGCCTCGGCGGGGTCGGGCTCGGCGCCCTCGGCGGCGGGGTCGGGCTCGGGCTCGGCGTGCACCCGCTGGCGCAGCGCGTCGGCGCGCTCTTGGCGCTCGGCGGCGGCGGCCTCGCGGGTGGCCTGCTCGGCTCGCACCGCGTCGACGCCGTTGGCGGCGGCCTCGGCGTCGGCCAGGGCGGTGTCGTCGGGGTTGCCGTCGAGCAGGGCGTCCATGGCGGCGGCCAGGTCGTCGGCTAGCTCGGCCAGGGCGGTGTCGTCTAGCTCGGGCAGGGTGTCGAGCAGGGCCAGCAGCTGGGCCAGGTCCATCGGGGCCTCCGGGGTGCGCAAGGGGTGCGGGGTGTGCCGGTGGAGCCGGGCCTCGGGGGCACTAGGTGCCACGCCTCGGGGCCGCTCGCCTGCACTAGGTGCCGGGCCGCTCGCTGACCTGGGCTGGGATGGTAGCCCCACCTGGGCCCACACGCGCAACGACCCCCGCGCTGGGCGGGGGTCGGGTGGCGGCGGGTGGCCGCTACAGCGCGTCGAGCGCGTCGGCCAGTGCCCGGTAGGCGGCGGCGGTGGTGTGCCAGCCGCGGGCCTCGGCCCGGTCGGCCCGGCGGCGGTCGGCCTGGGCGGCGGCGCGGGCGCCCAGCTGGCGGTCGGTGAGGGTGGTGGGGGTGGTCACGCACACCACGTTAGCGCCCTTGGGGCCAGTACGTTCACGCGGCAGGTTACGGTCCGGCGTCGGGCAGCAGCGCCCGCCGCAGCAGCGCCCACGCCACCTGCTCGGGGTTGCGGTCCACCTCGGCCACCAGGGCGTCGAGCGCGTCGCTGGCCTCGCGGTCGAGGTACAGCACCAGGCGGCGGCGCCCGCCGTAGCCCATGTCGCCCAGCCCGCCCCGCGGCACCCGCTAGCGGCGCACCCGCTGCCGCAGGTGCTCGGCCTCGGCGGCGCGCAGGTGCCGGGTGCGCTGCTCGACCAGCCCCAGCTGCGCGGCCAGCGGCTCCACCGCCGCCTCCACCGCGCCCGCCACCATGCGCGACAGGTGCGCCAGGTCGGCGGGCGACAGCGCGTTGGCCAGCTGGCCGCGGGCCGCTGCCGCTCGGGCTGCGCAGTCGGGGCAGCGGCGCACCTGGCCCGCCGCGGTCAGCGTCACGGTGGCGCCGTGGTGCAGGCGGGCGGCGGGGCGCACGTCGGCCAGGTGCCGCACCCCGCTGGCGGCCAGCGCCTCGCGCACAATCGGGAAGCCAGGCGTGTTGACCGCCAGCACCGCCACTAGCTCGCCGCCCCGCCAGTCGCCCGACAGGGTGCTGGCCCGCAGCACCCGCACTAGCTCGGGGCGCACGTCGGGGCGCAGCGCCCCGCACGCCCACACGCCCAGGTCGCCGTCCGACAGGCGCACGTCGGCCCACGCCATGCCGGTGTGCGCGTAGTGGTCGCGGGCGCCGCTGGCCTGCAGGTAGTCGGGGGCGTGGTCGCAGCCGATGGTCAGGCAGCCGACAGCCAGGGCGCCGTCGTCGGTGCGCACCTGGCCCAGGTGGTAGTCGCGATACCCGCCCACGCTGGCGGGGGCCGTCACGCAGGCGCCGGGGTAGCCGACGTGGCACTGGCCCCAGCGGGCCACGTGGCCGAACACCTGCCCGTCGTCAGCGATGGTCAGCGGGCACGCCAGCGCCCCGTCGGGCTGCTCGACCAGGTGCGGGTCGCCGGGGTGGGGCTCGGGTAGCTCGAACCACCAGCGGGGCGGCGTCGCGGCGATGCGCAGCCGGGCGTGCAGCCTGCCGCTGGCGTCGGCCACCACCGCGCTGGCCTCGGCCTCGGGCTCGGGTGCGGCGGTGTGCTCGGCCTCGGGCAGGTCGCACACCTCGGTGCAGTTGCCGTCGGCGTCCTCGGCCAGGCAGGCGTCGCAGTTGCCGTCGCCGTTGGCGTCGGTGAACGCGTGGTCGGCTGCCGCCACCGCCAGCTGCCCCTCGGCGCCCGCTAGCTCGATGGCGGCGTTCGCGAACGCAGGGAACGGGGTCATGGTCAGCCCGATCACCTCGTACGCGCCGAACCGCACTAGCTCCTCGGTGCACCAGCCGTCGGCGTCCTCGGCCACGCACTCCCAGGTGGCGTCGACCGCCCCAGGGTCGACCGACACGCCGAACCGGCGGCCCCCCAGCAGCAGGTCGCGGGCCGCCCGCCCCTGGTCGCTGTCGTAGAAGCGGCCGGTGGCGTGCACGGTGCCGCCCTGCTCGGTCAGCTGCGTGATGGTGCCCGCCAGCCGGGCCCCAAAGTGGCCCATGTCGGTCTGGTCTTGGAACATGAGCGGCAGCAGGCTGGTGTCGGGGTCGCGCCACGACCACGCCACGTCGGTGAAGTCGCGCCCGTCGCCTGTGGGCTCGGCAAAGGCGATGCCCGCCGGGCTGTGCCACTGCTCGGCCAGCAGCCCGTCGGCGGTGGGCGCCTCGGCTGCGGCCAGGTCGTCGCGGATGGCGCCCACGGCCTCGGCGTAGCTCGGGTGCGGGCCGCCGAGCGGGGCGCCGTCGCGGTGCACCTGCCAGCCGTCGGGCACCTGCTCGACCGCCCAGCTGACGGGCGCCCCCTCGGGCTCGGTGGCGGGCGGGGCGGTGGCGGTTGCGGCCATGCCCCCGGAGGCTAGGCCACCCGGATGACCACCACGTCGGACGTGGGCACGTGCTGGGGGCTGTTGAAAGCCTTGAGCGACGACACGTGGCTGTCGCTTTGGAACTCCGCCGACACCCGGTACAGCCCCCGCTCGGCCAGCGGCGGGCAGTTGCCCGACACCGTGCCAGCGAACCCCACCTCGGCCACCGTGGTGGGGATGCAGAACGACACCGCCTGGGGCGGGCCGTCGGTGCTGGCGGTGCCGGGCGTGAAGTACACGTGCACGTGGCCCACGTCGACCGCGGGGGTGCCGGTCACCCGGTTCGGCAGCGACCCCAGGCACGTGCCCGCGGGCCC